TGCACTATGTCATTAAAGAATCCATGCACATGGTTGCTGGTCAGCAATGGATACGCTTCAACCAAGCACAGAACTCCTTTGACCGGCATAGCCTCGAGGAGTGGGTGCCTACACCCACGACGACCTACCTCGTAGAGACCTTTGACTATATAAAGGACCTGTTCACCTCGGGTGACATCGGTCCTACTGTCGATCCGTCCACCCGAGATCAGGAAGACATCGACCGGGCCAAGGCTGCGCAACGCATACTGCGCTCTGAGTTCGAACGCCTTGATTCGGAGACCGAGCTGCTCGGTAACGCTGCGAGCTGGCTGGCCCTGACGGGCAACGCCGTCCTTTTCAGCACTTGGAACGGATTACACGGTGACCTGGTTAAGATACCCCGCATGAAAATGCGCAAGGAAGCGGTCACCTACGACATAATGCGCTGCCCCAGCTGCGGCTGGTCGGAGCGCGCCGAGGTAGCACCCGAGCGCTGCGCCTCCTGTTCAGACTTCATGGTAGGGGATACCGCTGTTGAGCGGGACCTTATCACCGATAAGCCCATCTACGAGACACACGAAGAGCAGCATACCGACAAGGCAGGTAAGCCGGTCTTCGATGAGGTGCGGCTGGGTAACCTCGAGGAGCATGTGGTCAACCTCCTCAACTTCTACCCGCAGCCTACTCGTGAGTGGAAAGATATACGCTACGCGATTGAGACCGATGTCATGGACATCGACCGAGTCAAAGACCTGTTCGGATCCAAGGCTAAGAACATCACAGCAGAGAACATCCATGTAGATGATTGGGCTGGGGCCTTCTCGTTGAAGATGACCGCCGACCAGAACCTTGAAGACTCGGATATCAATGAGAGTGACAAGTGCATCGTTAAGATCTTCCGTCATGTGCCGGATCGGCGCTTCAAACGAGGCAAGCTCATCATATGCACCCACGATACGATACTCTTCGATGGGGATCTGGACAGTTGCGACGGCAAGCTGCCGTATACGCTGATCAAATACCGCGATGTGCCCGGATCATTCTGGGGCCAGGGTCCTATTCCCGACCAGCTCCCCAGTCAGAAGCGCATCAATGCGATCGACTCGAACATAGTCCAGAACCGCAAGCAGATGGTGAATCCTCAGTGGCTGATACCGGAGGGAGCGGGGGTATCAAGGGTGTCGGGACGAGCGGGCCTCGTGTTAAGGTGGTCACCACACTCGACAGGGGGGTATAAACCCGAGAAGGTGCCGGGTGTCCCTCTGCCACAGCAGGTATTGGGCGAAAGAGAGCAGACGCGACAGGATATGCGGTCGATCTCAGGCATCCACGAGATCATGCAGGGCCAGCTGCCCAGCGGCTCCTCTGGATTAGAGACGGGCGCAGCGGTCGAGTTCATCTTCGAACGGGCCTATAAGCGTTTCGGTGTAGCGATCCGACAGTGGCGCGGGGGACTGGCCGAACACTTCCACCGCAACCTCAAGATCTTAGAGAAGTATTGGGAAGAGGACCGTATCGTCCGTGTCCTCGGCGAGAACTCGGAGCTGGAGTCCTACTACTATAGTAATAGTGACTTCTTCAATACCGAGGATATGGTCGTCCGAACCGGTGTGGGACTGCAAGGGTCGGACGTGGCCTATCAACAGCGCATCATGCAGGCGGCGCAGCAGGGCCTGCTCGGCAACATCCAAGCACCCGAGATCCGCGGCAAGATCCTCGAGAAGCTGGACATCGAGGGGTTCGACTCCGAATACGTCCTCGATGCAAAGAAGGCTCGTCGTGTCCTGATGGCATTACGCGATCAGAAAGAGCCCGATCCTATCCTGCCTCAAATTGACAATCATGCTATTCAATTCACGATCCTCCGCGACTTTATGCTCTCGTCGGACTTTTACAAGCTGAACGATGAAATCAAAGCGAGTATACAAGAGCGCGCCCAGCAACATCAACAGATCATGCAGCAGCAACAACAACAGGTGATGCAAGCTGCACAGGCGACCAAGGGAGCCGGTGACCAGGCAGCGCAAGCTGTCCAAGACTCCGGCGCCATGGGTCAACAAGGCGTACCAACGCAAGGAGTTCAATAATGGCTTCCATCAAAAAAGACAGTCATCACTATAAGCATTCGGGCAATACTGGGGGTAAGGGGTCGCGCACACCGCACGGCACCAGCAACACCTCGAAGCCTTCGCGCTCACTCGCCGGTGGCGAAGGACCGGCGATGTCTTCGTACAACCATAAGACCCTCGGGCAGAGTGGTAAATCCAAGCCCGGCCGAATGTAGTTTTATACTAACGATAAATCCGCATTTAAATAGTATCTCTACAGTGTCATTACACATGTACGTGTAATGCCATTACACACGGGAGAGCATAAATGAACGATGCAAATGGGCTCAATGCGGGTGCAGACGAAGCGCTGCCAGCCGAGAATGAGCCATTTGAAGTGCCTGAGCAGATCGACGAATCAACATTCGACGATTTATTTGGGGACGCCCAGCCTACCGAAGCAACAGCGCAGGGAGAGGAACCGCCGCCGTCGGAACCCCAGCCCGAGCCTGAACCTGAATTAGGGCCGGTGGACCAGCAACCCCAGCCACCCCAGCAGGATCAACAATCGATGATCCAGCAGACGGTAGCAGCAACAGTGCAGGGGTTACAGCAAGGTCAAAACCAGCAGCAAGCCGTGCAGACCGGATTGGATCGACTGAAGGAAGCTAATCCAAACATGAGCGATGATGAGCTCAAGTGGATGGCGGGTGCAGTGGATACCGTGGTCAGCTCCTCGCCGCTGGCGGCGCAGATGCAGCATTTACAATCGCGCCTTAATCAGGTGGAGCAAGAGAGTCAACGCAACGTGCAGGAAAAACTTGCCAGCACCTATGACCAGCACCTGGACGGCTTACTCGACAAGGCTCAAGTAACTGATCCATTTGAGCGCAAGGCGATGAAGGCCGTCGTCACACAGGATGGTTTACAGGAATATGGCCAGCAGTTCTCGCATGAGGCGGCGACGCGTGTGTTCCGCAACGTCAATAATACGCGCCGACAAGAGGCGCACGCCCAGCGTCAACAATACGTGGATAACAAGACGGCCCAACAAGACAATACGCCGCCGGTGACCCACAGCAACTCAACATCTTCGGCTAGTGAAAACATTATGGCTGGCCTTACAGACCCCAAGAATAAGAAGTGGGGTTTCAGAGGACAGGATTTCCAGAAAGCGGTTCGCTGGCTGGAGCAGAAGAGTAACGATACGCTGGGTTGAATCTATGTGAGAATCAATCATGGCAGGTGCAACTCTAACTACGATGAATGCGGCATTGAAGAAGCTCTACTTGCCGCGTCTTCAATCAACGGTCAACACGTCGACCGTCCTCCTCAGTAGGCTCGAAAGGGTCCTCAAGGAAAAATCCGTCTCGGGTCAGTCGGCGATAGTGCCGATCAACCTGCGTCCCTCCGAAGCGATCGCTTCACTGGGCGACGGCGAAGCACTCCCAACGCCTCAGAATCAGACGCTGGTCGAATCGTCGGTAGGGTATAACTACCTCTACGGCACGATTCGTATCACGCATCCGACCATCGCCGCTTCGCGCAACGAAGCCGGTGCCTGGACTAAGGTCATCTCTGCTGAGATGGAAGGCCTCGAGCGCGACCTGCGCAACGATGTCAACCGTCAGTTGTTTGGCTGGGGTAACGGTGTATTGGGTACCACTAATGGCAGTGGGTCCAGCGCGACAGCTCTCGTTATGGATACCGGTCATCAGATCAAGGTCAATATGCTCCTTGAGTCTTTCACTGCCACATCTGATGGTTCCACTGGTATCACCGACCAGAGCGTCTCGGCGGTGTCGGGTACTGCCGTCACTCTCGCCGGTGCAGAGTCGTGGGCAGATGCTGAGTACGTCTACCGCAAGGGATCACGCGGCAATGAGATGATGGGCCTCATGGGTATCATCGACGATGCTACCGCAACCAGTGGCATTGGAACCTTTGTCACCACGCTGCAGGGTATTGTTCGGGGTACGTACCCCGAGTGGAATGCCAACGTCTTTGAGAACTCGACGGCCAACACGGGTCGTAACATCACAGACACCTTGCTGGATGATTCGATCCTTGAGATCGAAGAGTCGGGTGAAGGTAACTTGACCTGTGGCGTGACGAGCCGCACCCAGTTCCGCAAGATCGCCCAGCTGATGACGCCCGATCGTCGTTACTCTGACGCGATGGAGCTGAACGGTGGGTTCAAATCCATTAGCTGGGGTGGTATCCCAATCTTCTGGGATGCTAACTGCCCTGTTGATGTCAACGGCAATGACATGCTTTTCTGGTTGGACGAGAACGAGCTGGCCATCTATCAGTTGGCTGACTGGAACTGGGACGACGAGGACGGCAACGTCTTGCATCGCAACGAAGGGTATGCCACCTACGACGGCACCCTCTATTACTACGCTAACATGGGCACGACCGCACCCGATAACATGGGTGTGATCCGCGACCTGTCGAAGTCGTAGCATAATCGTGGGGGAGGGGCATTAAGCCCCTCCCTTACATATGAGGATCTATGGCATCATTAACAGTTGAGCATCCGCAGCCAGGTGTAGAGCGTGGTGTTCAGTATACACAGAAGTCTTTCACTAGCTCCGACCTTTCCAGCGGAACGGCTATTGTGGCTGCTGTATCTGGTCAAGTCGCAGTAATCGACAAGCTGGTAATGGTCACTACGGCCAGTGAGACGATGAGCCTTAAGAGTGGTTCGGACTTTCTACTGGACACCATTGATACAGAAGCAAAGGGCATGATCACGATAGAAAACATTAGAAGCAACGCCGCTAACACCGCGATAACCTTAGTTGTTACTGCGGGTGCTGTAGCGGGTGTTGTCCATTACCATTACGAATTAGTAGGATAACCGCGACTCCGGCGGTATAACGGGTTAAAAAGGAATAGATCATGGCAATCAGAGATAGAAATATAGAGTGGAAGCGTCAGAAGCGAGTCATTCCGTGGAGTGACTTCAGTCTCATAGCAGCCGACGGCGGCACGCTTGCGGGTCCCGGCACCGGTGCACCTGTGGCTAATGCGATTAGCACTTCTGGTTTAGCTGGCCTTTCCATGGAAGTGAGTGACGAGGCGAGTGCTTTTGACTTTCAGACGCCATCTACGGCGAATATACATGCAGAGATCGGTGTTCGTGTTCTCTACACCATCGACGTAGCCACTCCTGCTGCTACAGATGCAGTCACGTGGCTGGTCAAATACGACCAAGTTGATCCCGGCGAGGCGATTATTAAGCCAGCTACAGCATTGGATACAGCGGTCGCAGCGCAGGCTGACGGTGACACTACTGGACTTCTCTACAGGGTTTCCAGTAGGGGCATTATTGATGCTGATTCGGTAGACATTACAGCTAAAACGGGTGTGTTTACTTGGCTTATCGAGGCAGACGCAGTTACGACTTATTCTGCTGGCGAGATCACCCTCTTGGGCCTTGAGATAGACTACGAGCTTGAGCTGTGTGTTACGGCTGACGAAACCGAAACCGTCTACAAAGACATAGCGGCTACGAACTAATGTATATAGCCGACAGGATCTTCGTTCAGCGGCTACGCTCTTACGACGCTCAACTGTCAGTGCGGTGGATACCCTCCAAGGATCGGTGGGGTATCTACCGCACGGTGAGGCCCAAAGGAGCGGTAAACAATCGTAGTGTGTTGGTACATATAGTGCAGAACCACGATCTGTCGTATCGGCCCCTCGATGAGCGGACGCTGCGACATCTCAAGATCAACGACATGCACCGTATGTCTGCCCTTTCCCGCAATAAACATATCCAGATGATGGAAGAAGCATCGCTCGAGCATCAGAAGTCTCTGTCGAAAAGCTACAAGGACGATGTCCGAGCGATCTCTGAAGAGATTGCCCCCCAGGTAGCGGCCGAGGCCGAAGATGTTGGTAGTCTCAACACCCCACAGGAAGATGCTTGGGCTGCGATGCAGGATAAGTATGGCGAGGAGAAAGCAGACGAGATCCTATCATGATACCTTCCGAGATGGTTGCTGATGCGCGCCGTCACCTTGACGCTTCTGACCGCTTCTTTACGGGCGAAGAGGTGATGGACCGGCTCCACGCCGCTCAACAAGAGCTGATCCGCAGCATTGTTAAAGAGGACCCGTCCTTCTATGTGCAGCGTTATGACCTCTCTTTCGTTGGGGAGACAGGCTTATACGACCTGCCCCTCAACTCACGCATGGGCACGCGCATCATCTTCGCGGAGAACCTTGCCTCGCCTAACAAGCAAGACATACCGCCCGCGGAGCTGCGCAACTACCTCGGGATAGAGTCTCCCGGTATCGTCAACCTCACGGACCATTGGCACTTCATCCTCGAAGGGGGCAAGGTGCGTATCACGCCCACACCGGCAAGCTCGGTGACGGACGCTATACGTCTTTGGTATGTGCCCTCGCATGGCAATATGCTGGAGGGTAACCCCTCGGCTACAGCCTCAACGACCTTGGACTTCTTTACTACCGATGCGGATTACACCACCAACTACGGCAAGATAGACCGTCGTGATGACTTCTATAACGGTATGGAGATACGCATCACGGACGGCACCGGCGTCGGTCAGATACGCACGATCACCGACTACGACGGTGCCAACCGACGCGTCACCGTCGCTGTTTGGGATACGACGCCCGACACCTCTTCGACCTTTGCTGTGATCTGTCCCGTGCCGGAAGATCACCACGCCACCGTGTCGGTGCGTGCTGCCATGGTGATGGCTGTTAAGAATAGGAACAGGCAGCGCGACCTACAGAACATCTATTACGGCACCCCCAATGATAGGGGTCTCTTCTATGAGCTGCTGGGCTGGATACAGCGGCGTCAAGACTCACGCCTTGAGACGGTAGACATCGTCGACTTCGGCTACTAGGAGGCATAATGCCCAAAGTGATCACACCCTCGGGTGACAAGCACTTCAGTTACTCTCGCGCAGGACGTGCTGCGGCCAAGGCCTACGCACGTAAGAATGACTACGACCTGGTCGAGAGCAAGGACGGCAGCTACAAGGCCAAGAAGCGCAAGAAAGGGGAGCCACATGGCCGATACTAAGGAGAACCCGCACCTACAGTCGGTGATGCGTAAGAACATCTCCAATCAGTTTAATTCATTTGCACCCAATGCTGGGCGTCCCAAGCCCAAGCCCAAGGTAAAGAAGGCCCGTAAGAAATGATGGAACGCGGCGGGGCATGGACATGGTTTGAAGACCAAGTCTATGCCGGCATACGACAGGACGTGACGGAGACGGCCGATCGCTACCGTATCCTGCGTAATATGCACCATGCTACACGCGGGGCGCTGACGAAAGATAAGGGCATCGTGCCGCTGACATCTACGGCTACGCATAGCTACAGCAATGATGTATATGGTGGCATCGATGCACGCTGGTATGACGGGACACAGAAGCTGATCATCGCAGCTGATGACGGCAGCAACGGTAAGTTCTCCGTCTACGACGCAGCGACGAATGGGTGGACGACACAGGCACCGGCCGGTGCCCGCACCAAGCCGTGGATGGGTATGTTTGCCAACAAGCTACTGACCTTCGATGGGACGACGCCGCGCTCGATGACGCAGGCCTTGTCGTGGGCTACGCCTGCATCCTCGGCCCATGCTGACATTCAATCTTCTTCCTTCGCCGTGGTCTATGCTAATCGCCTCATAGCCTTCGCCAACACTGCCAACCCCTTCTACTTCTATCCTTCCGGTGTCCGTGATGAGACCGACTGGGATGCTTCACTGGCAGTGGAAGTCACTGGGTCGAGGGGTGAGCGCATCCTCGGTGCTGGCCGCTGCGGCCGCTACCTACTCGTAGGCGGTGAAGAGTTCCTACGCGGTTACTACCTCGGCACGGCCAGCCCCCGTGACTGGGACTGGGAGCATATATCAGAGCATTCGGGGCCCATCAACTGGCAGTCTTTTGTCAATGTGACACGACCACGCGGTGGCGGCACCCAGTCCTTCACCTTCTTCTGGACGAAGGAGGGACCGGCGATGTGCATGGCGCTGGGTGATGGCTTGCCGCGTATGGTGCCGCTATGGGACCCGATCCGCAGGATGTGTCAAGGCACTACCTACCAAGGCCTCGTCGGCCTCGAGCTGTCGATGTTCGATCAGATCGAAGGGGTGTGGGTGCCCGAGTTCAACGAGGTGCGCTTCGCCTGCTCTTCGTCGGGTAAGACCAAGCACGACATGCTGCTCTGCCTCGATGTAGACTCGGCCATACGCTATGCGATGAACCCCGACTCACTCACGGAGGGGGAGCTAGTCAGTCGCAACTACCCCTTCTGGCGTATACGCGATAACGAGGGTCTCTCTTCTTTCCCCGTGTCTACCGTCTTCCAGTGTGAGATAAGCCCTTCGACGGTGGAGCCAGCAACCTCAGGCCTACGCAAGGCTATGTGTGCACAGGATGGGGTGGTATACATCATGGACACACGCGAGACCAGCAAAGACACCTACCAAGGGGCATCCGCTCCGGTCGATCAACCTATTAAGATGCTGGCACACAAGGATGGGTATAACGGGTATAGGGAGGGGGTGCGCGAACACACTAAGAGCTTACGCGATGTGCATATCCGCACTACGCAAGAGGGTAATTACGACGTCAACGTGGTGGTGGTGGCTGATGGTGGTAAGGATCGTTCTTCCAATAGCGTGAACCTATCGTCCGGCGTCAGCCTGTGGGGAGCCGGTAACAACTGGGGTGACGGCAGTATGTGGAACTCAGGTGAGTTTGTCACCGAAGAGATAGGGTTACATGCCCTTGGCACTAGCTTCGACTTGCAGATATACGACGACGGTGCCGTGGAAGCACCGGTGGAAATTAACTCCTGGTCACTGTCAGGATACCTTGAGGATAGACGATAATGCCACAACTGGACTACGGCACAACCTTTGATGAGACCGGCATAGACGGTAAGAAACCCCAGTCGTGGGACAACTATGTCATGCCCTTCTTACAGACGGTGCGGACACTCACCAACACGACTAAGATGGACTACCTCAACATACAAGACAATGGGCTGCGGACGACGAACCTACGCACCCACGCTAATGTGGAGGGTGTGCGTATCAAGGCGCGCAACGCTACGGGCAGCTCTATCGCTGCTAATAGCTTGATCTACTTCAATGGCACCTACTCAGATGGGTCTGATAACTACCCAACTATAGCCAAGGCGATATCCACTACATCGGTCGGTACTACTTTCTTCGCTCAAGCTGTGACGACAGCGGCGATAAGCGATGGTGCTGACGGCACGGTGGCTGTCTTCTACGAGGTCTCGGGCGTCGACACCTCTTCGGCTACTGTCG